TGTTCATAGGCTTCTGGATTGATTTCTTTCAGATGTGCTGCATCGTCAATAAACTTCTGTCCGAGCCACTCCGCCGGGGCTTCCAGATAACTTGAATGATGGATAACTCTTTTCGGGTTAGGTATGAGCTTAATCCTGTTTACCCAGTTTGATTTTGATTTTGGCGGGTTATACGATGAAAAATCATAGGATTCATCGCCGCCACGAAGCACTGACTGATTAACAGAACGTTCCTGAGCATCTCCCTTCATTTGATCTTTTTCTTCTTTCCAGAGGATTCCGATATACCCAAACTCCGGCTTAATAGATTTTAGCTTGGTTTCATCGTCCAGACCACGGAAGTATATTGTCTGTCCAGTCTTAATATACTTGATCTCAAGTGGCGACACCTTGCATTCAAATTCTTCCATCAATCCCAGTTCGTTGATAGCCCATTTCATGTTAGCATATACAGAATCTTTCAGAGTACCAGCCACCTGTCTTGTAATGCAGGCGTGCATCTGAGGATTATTCTTGATAAGCTCAACAATTTTAAAAGCTACGAATGAGGATTTTAGACCGCCTCGACCGCCCTCAAATACATATTCAATGTTGGGCTTAATCTGTCGGTTAATATCCACGAATGCCTTGCCAAGTACTCTGGCAGGAAGTTCATATTTGCTTTCATCTGATTTTGATACAGCTACCAACTGTTCCCATTTGTCCACCGCCTGCATATTTCCTTTAATAGCTTTATCGTATACAGCAGCTACAATACAGGCATTATTATTTGCATCCTCATCAGATATTCCCATCTTTGTGAGTTTCTTTTTCGCAGCAGTCGGGGCAGGATTCTCAGCTATCATTTTTGCTAATTCAGAAAGAGTCTTTTTTTGACGGCGTGCTTGACCTGATGCAATACCACCTTTTTTTGCAATTCTCGCCTGCTCCTCGCCTGCTCGAAACTGTGTGGCCACCCCATTATTTAAATTCTGATCATTTGCCATTCTATCAACATCCAATCATATCCTTTCTGAATTAAAATCCCCTAGCATAGCTATAGTTATATACACTATAATACCATACTAGGGTTAACTACCTCTATACCACTTTTAGTTTTTATCAATTTTATAATCTTCCGGTCAATTTTGCCAAGTGATAATATTCTGCCATGATCCTGCGCTTGTATCCGTAGAAATCATTTTCAGATACCGGCATATCTCGGAATCGTTCCATTGTCCGGTATCCTATGCAGTTTACTATGCTGTCGTATATCTGTGTTTCTATGCCTGGTGCATATTTGATTGATACTTGCAGAAGATTATATTTGTCATTCTCGTCAAGGTGTCTGAAATGACTTTGAAGCGCCGGTATATCATCCGGCGGCACTCCATAGTCGGTTAGTGTAGCTTTTCTAAGATTCATTTATTTCACCTTCTTCATTCAAACTCCAGTCGCATGGCATGCCTCGAAAACATTCTGGACAGTGTTCGTAGAATCCGCAGCCTTTGCAATCCGCTGGCTGTCCAGTACAATATTGCTGTAGTACGTGGTATGCTGATATAGCAAGGTTTGGCGTTATGTCTGGTGTAGGTTTGCTATTCATTTCTTCATCTCCTCCAACTTTTTCTCAGCTTCTTCACGGGTGAGAAATACGTTTTCGCCAATTCTATAGCTAAAAAATATTCTTTCACGCAAATTATCATCTATACAATAAAACCTTTTTACGTGGTCGTTTATAGATATTTTAATAATTGTATTCTCGGCAATTGTTTTATTACTGTAATTAACACTATATAATGTTCCATTAAGCTTACACGGCAATCTCACAAGCAAGCCCTGTTCCTCTAAGTTTTTATATTCTTCCCATTTATCCGCTTCTTCATAAGTCAAAATTCTTGCGTTTACGGGATGTTTCTTATCTGGCTCAGAAAGTTTCATTTCCAGAGTGTCAATTACATCAGCAAGAGAAAATGTAGATTCTTCTCCGAATATTTTATGTAGACGTTCTTCTAACTCTTTATAAGACTTCAATTCTTCCAATAGTTCTGCGACATCTTTTAACCAAGATAACCTCCCATATTCAAAGCAACGGCCGTAAGTATTTTGATGATACGGACAACCAACAGCATCTTTACCGCTGATATAATCTTTTAAATATTCGCCAGCTTCACATAAAATGCGTTTATGCTTTTCATCCTCTATATGCATAAAGTTTTCGTGATCTGCATAACAATCGCCATCGGCATCTTGGCTGGCAACGCATTTAAGGGCTTTTATCATATCGTCAATTATTATCTTTTCCATCATTCCACCTCTTTCAACTTCTCTACCGCCAACTTCAGCGATTCTACAAATTCATCATTCAACGCTGTGCGGTCTGGATTCTCGATAAATTTTTCAATATCTTCAATTGCTTTCTCTTTAGGCGTAAGAACTGTCGCTTTTCCTGCTTTCGCAATTTCAAGAAGTTCATCAATGTCATCTTTCCAGTTGCAGACATTACACAAACTACGGTTACACTTAGTGTTCGTGAAGTACAATACGCATTCTGAACAATCTCCGTTGCAATTGCTTATATCTGCAATACGATTAGCAAACTCTCTTGCCGTCATTTCTTTTGTCCCGAAGAGTTCTGAAGCTTCGTAGAAAGCATCACACTCTACTCCGATACGTACGCTGTGCACCACATCTTTGTTATTACAAAATTTTAAAATATCTGGAAAATGTTGTCCTGGTAATGGTTTACAATTGCCTTTCGAATACCAATGAAATTCCTGCTTCTCAGCTTCTTTGAGAAGCATTTCATTTTCTTCTTCTGTCTTAACCAAGATACATGTATTTCTTAAATCAACCATCTGCGTTTCCTCCTTTAATTTTGCTAATACAAGTGTTCCAACCTCGAATCCATGCAAAACTAAGTTTACTTCTCCAATATTCCTCTTCTTTCTCCTCCGGCAATGGCTTCAATGGACACCATCCGGGGATTGCATCATTGTTTGGAACTCTTCTGTCACCCATCGCTCTGCACCAAAATCCGCTTATAAATTTACATTTTCCGCAATTCTATGGTGTGTCAATCACTAATACTGATTTACCCATCTTCTCTTACCTCTTTTCTGCAAGAATGCTCCATATTGTGAAGGACTAATGATAGTGTCTTTTTTCTCTTGTAGCCTGACAATATCCAAGCCTTCCGTTCTTTTTGTTTTCTTCTCTTGTAAACATAGTAGAAATGTCTTTGCCTTTACTCACTCGCTTCACTTCCTCTCAACATCAGACTTAAAGTATTATATCCCGGACAAGTTCTGACTCCGTTTCTGGTATCTCTTAATAATGCACAATAAGGATATAATGCCACGACCTCATAGACGTGTTCTGTGTCATCTTCGCCACGCTGGTCGATGTATTTGAAACACTTTCCCGGTCTGAGGAAGTACCTTGCACATACATACGCTTTTGTTCCAAATCTTACACTTGCGCTACTCATTCAACTCCACCACCTTTCACGATTTCAACTGCTTCATTCAGGCATTGGGCTGTATACCAATCGTCACCCGATTCTGAACATTTATCTTCGATTAACATTTCCAACTGTTGAACAACTTCATCCACATCAAAAGCTGTCAGCTGTTCATTGACACAATCAATAAACTCTTTCTGTTCAGAACTAATACTTGTGCCAATTTCCCAAATTTTGATGTATTTAATTAATTCGTCCGCATCAATCAGTCTGCTCATTCAATCACATCCCTCTTTCCTCATAATTTCTTTTATACATTTCTCACAATAGCGACCTTCCTGCCCCTCTATCTTGTATAAGGAGCACGTCCAGTGCCTGTTCCAGATGCCTTTATCGCTGCATCTCTTGCAACTACCTTGCTCGTTTCCTTCGCATCGTATTATTTTTAACATTTATTCGGCCTCCTTATATGGTTCTGGTAGTGGCATCCATGCAATAACATCTGTCCAATCAATTTTATTTTTACAATCTGTGCAATCCGCAAGAATCCATTCTTTTTCAAATGTCCAATATGCAATCCAGCAAAATCTTCCATTTGTAACCAAAAAACATTTTATATAAGCCATTTTGATCTCTGGCAATCTCTCACTCACCGGAATCCAACCATTTTCTTTCTCATCCTGTTCCAGATCAGCAAGAAGTAATTCTACAATTTTTGAGATATTATTTTTCGAGAAATAAGCTCCGTTCCCTGTGTTTTCCACCTCATTCTTCAGTTGAATTAATCTGTCTTTAATATGGCTCATGCTTCCACCTCGCTATCTTCTGGCATCTGAAAGATAGCAAATCCATCTGTTTTTTCTTTAAATTCGTGAAGATAACTTACACTGAAATTCAACATGATTTGATATTCACTATAAGCTTCCTGAATCATGTCCAGTACCTTCATGGCTTTTGCTTTGGTGGAATATTCTCCGAGCAAGCAGCACCAACTCATATCTCTTCTTACACTTATTACTCCACCCGAAACTTCGATATCGAATAAAAGTTCAAGTGTAGCTAAAACTTCCTTATTCTGACTTCTGATTAACATTTTGCGTCCTCCTTATAATCCTCAATCGCAGCTATCTTATCCTCGTACATAGCGATTGCTTTTTTGAGCCTGCTGATTTCAACGTTATATTTTTCTAAGAATCTATCTTTTACAAACTGATAATTCGGTACTGCCAACACAATGTACGGCGTTGAATGACCAGAAATTGTTCCGATATCTTCCTTTTTCACATACCCAATGTAGATTCCGTCTGGAAATCGAGTTACTGCTTTGTAGGTTTTTGGCTTCTCAATCACCTCGCACTCCTCAACTCTGATCTTGAAAATATAGTCTCCTAATGTTTTAGTTTCTGGATTGTATTCTCTGTTACTGTCTAAAATGTAGAAATATAATTTCATTTTGCGTCCTCCTTGTTTACTCTTTTATTCCATATTTCAACAGCTTCCTTCCAATCCCATGTGCCTGTGCAAAATGTTAATCCGCATTCACAGTGAATGGCTATTGGATTTCCCCCACTGTCAGGATCGTAAAAAGACGGTTCCCAGTCTCTTTCTGGAATGTATACATTTTTCTCTGTATCTATCTCTTTTCCGCAAAACGGACAAGGTTTTAATTTCTCCATTTTCATTCTCACTTTCCCCATGTAAGCAACTGACACGCTATTGTGCAGTCCTCCATGATTTCTGTATTATTTATGTATCAATTCACCATTCTAATTTTGATACAACCTCGGTTTGCCGAGGATTCGTTATCACTTTCTGTATCTGTCTAAAATTTTCATTATCTTTTCTACATAATCAGCCATCTCAAGAATATCTTCGTCGTCCATCCATTTCAGCCCATATTTGTTTTCAAACTGATTAAGTTCAAACTCCATATCTCTTATCAAAACAAATTTCTCTGCCAGTTCATTTTCTTTTCTGGCATTTTCATCGTATTCGTAAAACTTTTCGCTTTTTCCATGTTCTTTATACATATCTGTTTCGATCTTGGTTCTTTTTGGAGTGATTCTTGTAATCTTAGCCGGAATAATTTTTCTATGTCGGAACGTCGATAACCACCCGCAATTCACCGTTCTGGCAATTCCAACGGTATCTCCTACCTTTAAATCGTCTCTGCTGATTTCTTTTAACTTAATTTTCATTTCTCGTCCTACTTTCATTTAGCCAAATGCTACCTGCCCGTTATTCTGCATGACTTTTTATTTCTCCTGAAAAGCTTAATTCAATTCCCAGTTCTTCCTTGATAGCCTGTACATAATCAATCCATTCAGCCAAACCCTGGTCGATATAGTCCGAAACTTTGTCCATGCCCGCCATGAACTTCTGGCATCTTTTCTGACCAAATCCAAATTCATCATGCAGAACAGCTATCGCCATGATCACGCAGCATTCAGATACAAGCTGTTTGATCTTCTCAGATGCTTTGTCCAGATCCTTTCTTGCCAGGGAAGTATGTATTCCTGTTACTCCCCTGAATCTGCATTCCTTTTCGAGGGCTTCAAGACCGCCCTCTCTGGTGATTCGTCTAGCAAGGTCAAGACCATCTTCCCTGCCACGTTCATATTCACGCATTTTGTTCATTTCTTCACCTTCCTGAACCCGTATCCTGTCGGAGCATAGGCTCTATCAGTACTCGGGTGTGCTGTTTTAAGCAACCCATCATCAATAAGCTGGTTTAAATGTCTCCAGATGGTAGCTCTGCTTGCGTCTACCTTCTCGCAAATCTCGCTGACCGATGGTGCGTATCCAACAAGTTTAAAGTAGCTTACTACATACATGTAGATTTCTTTTCTAAGAGCCTGTCCCTGCTCGTATTTGTTCTTAGTGTTGTACATTCTTTCTCACTTCTCTCTGCTTGAAATCTAATAACTTATTAAAAGCAACTAGACAACTCTTAATAAACTGTTTATCATTATCATCAGGACACATTTCCGCATACTCTCCAAGCTCTATCAGACGATCAGTAGCCTGCTTGGAATATTCGTCTGTAAGTTCGGCTGAATAGAAATCTTTTATAGTTTTCCAAAATTCAGTCATAAACCTTTGAATATACGGAATATCCTTTGCTTCTACTTTTATTTTTATCATCTCCTTTGAATATTGTATACAATGTACTGTATACGCTCTATTTAATTTTATTTTATAAATATAATATATTTATATTATTTTAATATAAGTAACCCACAGTAACCGAGATGTAACCGTACTAATTCGTGTAAACCATTGATTTTACAGGTAGGTAACCGAGTAACCGAGTAACCCTGACTTTCTCATATAGGGAAACTTTTATACTCAATATGTGCATATAAATACTCAAATATATATATGCAGAATCAAAGGTTACCTAGGTTACCCGGTTACCTTTTGGACGAATTGTTTGTTAATCAAACACAATATCGTCTGTAATCTCAAAATCATCATTACAATTCACAAAACCTTTTGGAATTTCATCTACAATTTTCAAGAACACGCATTTTGTAACAATTCCGTCCAGTTTCTTCGCCTTGGTCGGATAACCTCTGCTGTCGGTTTCTACAAGCCCCTTCTTAACAGCCCATGATAAAAATGCTTTTCTGGAGAATCTTCCGATTTTACATAAATCATCAAACGCTGCGCTATAGATTATTGCCGTTGACGTTTTTTCTACCGGGTCATTGTCAATAATTCCCCATCTTTCTGTTTTGATATCTGGGTTATCGTCGAATTTAATTCCGTTCATGGCAATCTTATCAAGTACAAACCAGTAGGCACGTTCATTTTCAGAAACCATTTCTTTCTCTGTCAGGAGGCTCTTCGCCGTCTCAATGTCAATGTACTGACCATCATGGAACAGCTGATCTGTTGCGATTTTATCTGCTGCCAAGATAATGCTCATTGATATACTCTGCTTCTGCATTTTATCATCATCCTGTATAAGACTCTGAAAATGCTTCTGCATGGCTTTTATATCGTCAATGGACATTTCCTTAACTACATTCACAAAATCAATTCCTGCGTACCCGTAGTTCTTTTTAAGCGTATCTGCGGTAAGCTGCGGATCATCAAATATCTTTTCAGAGCACTCAACCTCAATAATTCGGTTAATCGCTCCACCTTGACTGACATATCCTGCAAGCGGACGTTCGCCATTGGTCAGAATGCAGTTCTGCCAGCGGTTCTCCCGGTTCACGCCCAGTTCTTTGTTAGAACGACTTTTCCCTTTGCCAGAACACAAGTCATACACAATTCCCTCGAAGTTGTCCCTGATCTTGGCAGATACCTTGGAAGTATCATCCAGAATTAGTGGAAGATTGTTAAGCATATCAGACTTTGCTTCTAGGGCTACATCAGTTGTTTTAAAATCTCCTATGTATCTGGATTCGCCAGGGTTCGCCCAGACAGAAGCTCCTAGCATAAGTGTTACAGTCTTACCACCCTCGGTTTCACCCCATAAATCCACAAAGAACGGAAGAGCACCGACCAGTTTAATTAGAATGCTTGCAAAACTTGCAGCTAACATGATTTTTGGTTCGATTCTTCCGGTGGTACGAACCCTTTTTACATGTTCATACCACTCTGCTCTGCTACCGCTTACACTGATACTTTCGTATAACTGCCGAAATCTCATATCACCATCGAATACGATATCCTTGTCATAGGGTAAGAAATAATCTCGAATCCACCCGATTTTGCTAGAAGAATATTGGATGTTGATATAATCATCATTGGCATTTTCTACGTCTGACAGATACCGGACCAGATACTTCGCATTTTCCGAAGTGACTGAAATTCCCAACGCTGACAGCCCTACGATTTTAGTCGCGGATGTAATCATTGTCTTTGGAACGATAATTTCAGACCATTTACCGTTTCGCTTATATGCAAGCTTAATCTGCTCTTCTCCAGTCTCCATGTTTTTCATTCGTTCGATTGGAAGAATCGGATGATAACAGGCTATAATGTCCGGTGATCCTGGATTTGTGTTTGATATTCTGATTCCGTCATCATCTGCTATCCAGTTAAGACATTTCATTCTGTCATATTCACAATCGGAGAAATTAGTCCACTGGTCCAGCATAGACACTGTTCTATTGTTTTTCTCTTTCTCGATCATCTGCTTCTGCACTTTCGTGTAAGCCTTCAGCAAATCTTCAAATTTTTTCTTCACGCCAAGCTCCTTGGCTCTGTCCAGAAGAGTCAGTGTAAGACGTGCCTTGTATATCTCGTCTTCCTGACTAAATATCTCGTCAAACACTTCTTCATCCAGAATAGAATCCTTCGTGAGCTTGTTTATCATTTCCACTTCTAATCACCTTCTTCCAATCCTGTTAAAAATCCATGCTTATATAATGCAAGCTGTAATTTGTTCCATGCTTCACACCATCCATCTGATAATGGCCTTACTCTGCCAAGAACAGACCTGTAAAAGTCAATATCGGACAAACATTCCTGCAATTCTTCTTTTTTCTTCCGCTCTGCTTTCTCTCTCATTTCTTTTTGCTTCTGAGCGTGATATATTGCCATTCTGGACGAAAAATCAGGTTTATGGTATGTTCCACCAAGAATCTGAAATGCTGTCTTAAAATCGCAATTATCCATATTCTGAACGAAAGTAAAAATATCTCCTGACGCGCCACATCCGAAGCAATAGTAGCTGTCTTTGTAAATTTTCAATGAAGCAGTACGGTCACTGGGATGAAATGGGCAACTGATAAAGCCAGCTCTGTTCGGAATCATTCCGTATCTGGAAAGAACATCTCTCATACTGTTCTGCTGTTTAATTGTTTCTTTGTCCATCCGACAGAATCTCCATTATTCGTTTTCCAGTATTTTTCTTGTCACAAAATAGGAACTCAACGCCATATTTTCTCTGCATTGTGCATAGAATTTTGTACAGCGTATCGCCGTGCATAACTTTCTGTTCTTGCTCAATCCAGATACCATTTTTCTTAACCCGCTTCTTCGCCCTGGGATTCTCCCACCAGAGGACATCGTCCAGCTTTTCGATTCCTTTCCCGTGTTCGCATAAGAAGACAAGTTTTATTCCTGCTTCATTTGCCCGGATAATTTCAGATCGGAATCTTTCATGCTGTTGACACACATTTCCACATAATTCAGAGAGGTTTTGCTTTCGGTCAACAACCAGCCGAGGATTGTCGTAGTCCATGTAATCACCAACGTAGAGCTTTGAAACGAACCATTTTTCTCCTGCTGCATCAAACGCTTTCTTAATGCCATCAATAACTTTTTGATGCTCTCTACTGTCAATTTGTATCATGCGAACGGCATCTCCTCATCAATTCCATCTGGAATATTCATAAATCCGTCCGGGTCGGATTCTGGATGGGGTGTCTCTGACTTCTGCTGGTTCTGATTAGAACCTTTGCTTTCACCAAACTCAATTTCTTCCACAACAATGTCTGTTGTGTACACCTTCTGTCCATCACGATTGGTGTAACTGCCGGTCTGGATCCTACCAGATAAGTCCGCTTTCATTCCTTTAGAAAAATATTTCTCGATAAATTCTGCTGACTTTCCGAAAGCGATGCAATTTAAGAAATCTGCTTTCTGGTCAGAACCCTCTTTCACAAACCTTCTGTTTACCGCAATAGAAAACCTTGCAATAGATGTTCCATCATTGGTGTACTTGATTTCCGGATCGCGTGTAAATCTTCCTGTAAGAATTACTTTATTCATGCCATTACTCCTTTTCTGCATGCTGTTTATCATAGTCAATTAACATTTTGAGACATTTATGTCCTTTCTCTTTTGTAAGTGATTTAATGTCATTTACCTTGAAGCGAGTCTTGATCTGGTCTAAAAGTTTAGCTTCCGGGTACTTATCAATAATGTTTTTGATTGACATAGTAGTCTCGGAACTAATCATCTCAGTTTCTTTTACCGGCTCTGCTTTCCTGCCGGACGTTTTTTCTTTCTCTCCTGTATTAGTAGAATCACTGTCTTTATTATCATCAATACAAAACAGCCCATTTAAAGCGTATTTTCTGGCATAAGATGAAGCTGCGCCTGTCACCTGTGAAGAATCCATACCTTTCTTAGACTCTTCTTCCCTTGCATAAGCAACGGTTGTAATCTCACCGGTATCTTCGCAGTCGTTCAGATGAGCTTCTGCTCTGACATATATTCTGTCTCCAACAACTTCCATCCGATCTGTGACACTTAACACGGTCTTTGTTTCTGCCAGAAGCGGCTTTACAGCCTCCAGAATATCCTCACAGCTCCTGTATTTGTATTTCCCGAAGGAATTGTACTGTCCTTTAGGGGCTTTCAGTTTTGACTGAATAATACCTAACTTCTCATATATATTCACTGTCATTCCTCCTTGTCATAAACTACATGCTTGCTGCCCTCAACGATCAGCAAACTTGCGATATCTTTCATTGATAAGGTTGATTCGTTATAGATTTCAACCAGTGTGTTGTATGCTTCTGGAGTAATCTTCACAACCGGATTCTCCTTTTCACTGATTGTTTTCTTCTTTTTAGCCGGAATACGGATTTCAAATTCACTCATGAGCATCCCCTCTCTTTGACCAGTTTTGAAACGACATATATTAAATCGCTTATCAGTTCATTTTTATCCTCGTCGTTCATAGATTCCGTAACTTCTTTAATACCGTTACGATCTCGAATAAATACCTTAGATTCATAATCTTCACATGCCACCATAAATCTGCTTGCTTCAAGAGTTATCATAAACTTCCCTCCTTATATGCTTTCTGAGCCACTAAAAGCCCATTTAAAGCCTGTACATAGTTTGCCAATGTTCTTGCCTTATACTGCTCTTCAATCGGGTTATCCGGCACTGTAGCAAGTTGTATGTCGATTAATCTCAATACTTCCTGAATGCGTTCATCCATGCTTACACCGCCTTAAAAAAGCAATAAAGGTTATCTGATGCATCCCCGAACTTCTCTCCGTCGATATCTTCGGCTTTGTGGTATTCGATATGGTCCAGTGACATATCGCAGTTCTCGTAGTCAAGGATATAATCGCCTCTTGACTGAAGCTCACGAAGAAGCTCATTAATGCAACTCACGATTTCCAGACTTGGCAAGAGCTTTAAGATTGCAGCCTGCTTATTCATGCGGACACTTCCCATCTATCAGGAGTCCCAAAAGATATTCTTTTATGGTTCTATATGCAGTGAGACTATATTCTTTAAGTTCAGGCTCATTGTAGATTCTTTCGGATATGTCCCATTGAAATTCGCATTTTCCGCGTTCATAAAGTTCCTTTTTATTTTTTGTTCCGTATACCGTCAATCCTATTGAAGAATAATCAAAATTAATGAATGCATCTGGAACTTCATGTGCAACTCTTTTACAGAGTCCGTACAGTTCATCTATTTCTTTTTCGAACATTTTCATTTCCCTCCTGTATTTATTCCCATTCTTTATTGATCTGCTTAACTGTCCAGCATGTAGTAATCGCAAAAGCAATGTTCAGCCAGACAGGTATGTCTATGTATTTACCAGCAAGAACACACGCCGCAATGATGATATACTGTTTCATCTTACCTTTCCTACAATCCATGCAAGGTTGCTGGCTACCAGTGCGGAAGTTGTGACCAACCATGCAATAAACCATTTTCTTGCTTTTTTTCTACTTTCTTCGACAATTTCTGTCGCAAGAATGAACTCAAGTTCGTCCCATGTCGGAACGTTTTCACATTTATTTGTGCTATTTCTGCTCATATCGTGCTAATTTCTCCTTTTTGGTATTTACAATTAGCAGATACGAAGTTATAATTAACCTGTACCTACTAAGTGTGGTTTAGTTGGTGCAAAGCTCCGGGGCGGAGATGTCGACTCCCTCCGGGGCACTATCACTTTAATGCTTCTTTTCCTCTCCAGACATATCCTGTTTCTTCCCAGAGCTTTCTTGGAGAGATAACAAATTCTATTCTGCCAGAACCTTTTCTGTCGTGAATCACTTTATTCCCACGATACGCCGTACCGATAGGCAACCATCCATAGATGATTCCTGCTCTGACAGATGGTGTAGGAATGCCTGTCATTTTGCTCACGTCTGATACTGTCAGGCGTTCGTTTGAAAATTCCGGCATCTGTGGAATGCCTGATATGATTCTTGCAACCTCTGCAGCGAACTGATGAACTTCTGCATTTTCTTTGACGTAAAGGTTTACTTCTTCTGGGGTCATAATTATTCACCACTTTCTTTTTCTTTTACAAAATGCTTTTCCATCAGGTCGGCAATCATAAGGTACTCTTCCGCAATTTTGCCCTCTCTGGTATTTTTTACCTGTTCGCGGAACTCTGGAATTGTTCCTAAGAAACAACCGCAAGATACTCTGATCTGCTTATCTTCGCACTGAAAGAATGTAGTTGTACGGAACTGAGTGCCGAAACCATGAATGGTTGTATAGTCTGCATTGCCGGAGACCTCTGCATTGCCGGAGACCCTTGCATTGCCGTAGACCTCTGCATTGCCGTAGACCTCTGCATTGCCGTAGACCCATGCATTGCCGTAGACCCATACATTGCCGGAGACCCTTGCATTGCCGTAGACCCATGCATTGCCGTAGACCTCTGCATTGCCGTAGACCCTTGCATTGCCGTAGACCTCTGCATTGCCGTAGACCCTTGCATTGCCGTAGACCTCTGCATTGCCGTAGACCCATGCATTGCCGGAGGACTGTTCAAGGTTTTCCTCTTTCTCAATCCACCCACCAGTTTCTCCCTCTTCTACATCTCCAAATGATATAAGCGCCTTGATACGGAAAAGCTTCTTTCCAAAGATGTTGATTTTTGACTCTGCTGTCAGTTCGAATTTTTTCATTGATTGGTTTTCCTCCTTGTATTTTCCTTGATGTAAGCATCAACTTCGCTCATATATTTACTCCTTTCATTATTGCTTCAATTCTTACCACCCTAGCACTAAACGGATTAAAACTGTTGTCACACTTGCTACAATTGCTGGAATCACATATTCCATAATCGGATGGCGTTTCATATTTTTTACCTCCTTACTTTGCTTTTATCTCTTAATACGATTTTTATTCAACCTATTGTATTTCCTTTCCCCTCTACCTATAATGCATTTACAGGCACCGACATGCCGAGTATAACGAAAGGGGAATTATATGGTTGAAACAATTACACGACTGTATCATTGCCACAAGATTCACAAACACGTGACTGTTTATGAAGAGTATGAGGTTTCTGGTAACAGTCGCCGCCTACTGCGGTGCTCATGTCCATATCATCAATACACGGAAATGAAGCCGCACTGTGATGGGTATAATGACCATGGTTTTCAATGTGGTTATGCAAAAAATCAATAACCAGGCTCACTAACTCATCTGGTCGCTCACTTGGCGATAGGTAACAGTAAAGCCGTAGGTCACATTTGCAACAGTCTCCACCAGATTCTTTGCAGTGTTGGCTGACGGCTTTGTTAAATTGCAATGCGTCCATTTACGCTCCTTTCTACTCAATACACATTTGAGCATTGCAGTCCCTGATGCACATTACTGTATTAGTGCATGGATGCCAATTTCTGACATATTCCATAGATTCTTTAAATCTCAGCTTAGGGATGTTATTACGGGCGTTTACTGCGAAGTAAGTCTTTATATCCCTGTTGCATTCAGCAAATACTTTCTTGCCAATTTCCTTGTAAGCATTTGACTCTTTCCCACCAAGGTGAGCAATTACGACACTTGACACTAAGTCTCTAATAGATTCCTGCTGTGCGTAGTCAATAGTCATGGTATTTTCAAGTCTGTTAAGCCGCTCTTCGTGATCTAAGAATCCTGTCGCAATAACCTGTATCTGTTCAACTGTCGTCAGTGGCTTCTGATATGAGCCTGTCTTTCTGATCGTCGGAAGAACTTCATCCATAACCCATGATTCGAATTTCTCTGCCGATGGAAGTTTCGATTTCATAATCAATCGGTACAAATCTCCCTCTGTTATGAAACTCGCTTCCTGATTCCTGCCGAGAGAATCTGTGAGGTGGTGTTTTACCACCCCACGGCAATGCTGTTTAAGTGCATTAACCGTGTCCTTGTAGCCAAGAGCTTTCGCAACGTCAGCTCCAACAAAATACGGTTTCCCGTCAATTTCTATTGTTCGAATTTCTCCGAACTCCCCTGAATTAAAAATCTGTAATTCGTTCATACTTCTCCTTTCTAATTTGAATTAACTACTTCTTTCTTATCTGATTTTTTCTCCAGATTATTCTCGGAAAAGCTTTCCGTCTTACCGAGAATATATCCTTTGTCAAACTCTGACATATTAGGAATCGCGTCTTTCAGCTTTTCAATGATTCTTTTTTCTTTTTCAGACATATACTCACCTCTTTTCTTGTGATATACTCCCAGTAGATGGGAGGTGATTAAAATAAATCAAATTATTTCAATTTTAAAATCGGCTAAAGGAATCATTACGTTTGAAAATGTTTCTTTTATCCTTGGGTTAATAGGGTCTGCTGGAACTGCTTGGCAATTATTTCAATCACGGCGTAATCTTCATTTAAGCTTGCCTTATTTTGGATATAGCCCAGAAAAACAACTGGCTTTGGCTTATATCCAGTTTGACAATCTCTCAAATTCCGTAATATCAATTACAGATGTCTCCATTGTTATTAACGGAATTACATATCCATGCAATAAGTTACCAACTATCGTTGCTTCTTCAGACCGGAAAATCGGTGGAAAAACCGTTTCTTCCGACAGCTTGCACAATATGTCTCTTCCGGTTTGTTTGTCTGGATATGGTGGAAGCAGCGGCTACTTTGTGTTTCAGATTCCATTAGAATCTGTTCCACCTGACTCCACACACCAGACATTTTTAATTTCGACCAGTCGTGGCTCGTCATTTCGAGTTGAACTGAAACCTGGCCGAGAATATTTTCGCTGACGGTGCAGTCTAACATTTTTCTTCACCTCCTTTGTTCTTTATCCCTCAATGCGATTGCGTAACCCAAAGTCATCCGTAAATCATCCTCATTGAGGGATAACAGAGAGGAGATACCATCTTGCAGGAAATCATATTCAGATTCTTCCATGTTTTTTGATTTGCTTTTCTCCTCTGCTACGCCGAGCATGTATCCGAGGTCAAAATCATCAACATATTTAAGTAGCGGAATCAATTTGAGTATGACTTTCTGTTTTTCGCTGATAGTAAGTGACTTTCTAGGTATTGGTTTTACAGATTCTACATTTTTTCGTTCATCTGCTCTTTTCTTTAATTCAGATATGGCAATATCAAAAGGAACATTAAAATATTCTCTTCCTTGCGCCTCTGGAACCCTATCTTCATCAAATAACATGTGCATTTCACGTTCTAATTTAAAAGCGTCTTCTATCTCGTCTGTTGAAAAGATTTGATTTACTTTGTATGGAATCTGTGTTGACCTCTGTTCAACATTTCCAGAGACACCGATTTTTACAAAATCGCCACAATCCATGACATATACTTTACGCTTCAATTATTTACTCCCTTCCGTTCTGGCAACCTTGGTTCAAGAAACTTATCGGTTCCAACAGATAATGCTCCACAAATTAATTCGTATTCATCGAAATCTAATTTGCGATTTCCATTGAGAGAAAGATTGAGCTTCTGAACAGGAATACCAGTTTTGTTGGCAACGAATGTCTGTGTTATGCCGTTATTCTCAAGGTATGACTTGATTTTCTTACCAACACACATTTTCAATTCTCCTTTCTACTTAAGTTTCGTTCCTATCGAACAATTACAGTATAACTTCGAAATGTTCGAATGTCAAGAATAAATTTCGAGAAAATCGAAATTATTTTATTGACAGTTCGAAATTTCTATATTATTATTAATCATGAAAGGAGGAAATCGATAATGACATTTGGCGAGAAAATCAAGCAAGCCAGAACAGCAAAGAAATTAACTCAGAAACAACTCGCAGAAAAAATCAATGTAAAACACAATTCAATTAGTGACTGGGAAAAAGATAAGTGCAAACCAGATATGGACACTATCGAACTTCTATGCGGCGCTCTGGAAGTAACACCGACATATCTCGTGGGTTCTAAAAGCGATGACGATTATGCAACCATAATTGGAAACCTTATGTCAGAACCTGACGTCTTAGACTTTATCGAGGAATATAAAGCACTCGATAAAGAAGATAAGAAAGCAATAAAACAAATAGTTTCATCATTAAACAAAAAGAGCAAGGGTTAATCCCCTTGCTTCTTTGATTTTAGATATTTGATAAGAATCGTATAGACAAATTTTAACTTGCCCTCATTATCACATTTTTCTATCATTTCAATAATCTCTTTCTTATAATCCATAAATAACCCTCCCTGTCGTAACTACCGCCTACACTACAGTATATGTCCGGCTTGTGGGAAATAGAATCGAACATTAGTTCGCTTTTGCTATTATACCACCTATTCCGACTCTTGGCAACTGCCAATGATATACGTGAACTTTCGTTATTTCATACACGAACTTTGCAATCTCAAAGAAAATTATGCTTTCACAGAAGAAAAATGCGAGATCACAAACTTTTCTGTGGACTTCCCTCAGATTATGGTTCGGCGCAGACTTCTCCTGATATGTGGCACTGGTGATCTGCACATCATTGTGATTGTTCGGGACAATCTTTAGCGGAATATGTATCGTGTAAAATATCTTAAATATAATTAGAAAGAATGCAAATATCTTAAAACAATTATTTTTCATAACAAATCACTCTTATTCTTTACAAATCATGTTATCTGCGATAAAATAATAATACCACATAAAAGCGTACTTTTGCATGACGCTTCAAAATCAGCAAGAAAAATGTAAAAATCATCAAAAATGGCATGATTTAAAGAGTATGTGCAAAGCGTAACAGGAGGAAAAAATGTATGAGTAATGAAAAGACAAAAATCTGCAAGCACTGTAAAATGGAGATTCCGGCAGGAGCAAAGATATGTCCTCATTGTAGAAAGAAACAGGGCGGAAAGCTGAAATGGGTAGTTCTGGCAGTCGTTGTTATCGGAGCTGTGGGTGCAGCTTCTGGCGGAAGTTCTGACACAAAAACTACAACCACTTCTACTGCAAAAACAGAATCCAAAGAAGTAGCAACACCTACACCAGTAAACTATACCTCTGTATCTGTAAACGATATGATGTCTGCTTTGAACGATAACCCGCTTGGAGCATCAAAACAATACAAAGACCAGTATTTAGAAATCACTGGAAAACTTGGAAATATCGACGCTTCTGGAGACTACATTGACCTCATGGCAGATGGTGATTTTGAAATCATTGGCGTACAATGTTACATTAAAAATGATGAGCAGGAGTCAAAAGTTACATCTATGAAAATGGGTGACATGGTGACTTTGAAAGGAAAATGTACAGACGTAGGCGAAGTTCTTGGATATTCATTTGACATTGAAGAAATAGAATAAATAAAACCACCCCGGCATTGGCGTACCGAGGTGGCGTTTATACATCTCCGAAGAAATGTAATATTCTGGCAAAACATATTGTATCATCTTCGGAGCAGTCGGACAAGTCAGAAAGTTTGTTCGGCTGTTATTTTTATACCTAAAATACAGCTACAGAAAGAGGGAATAAAAATGGCGAAGAAAAGAAAGAAATACCCGAAACTGCCGAATAACTTCGGCTCTATTCGGTATCTTGGCAAGAACCGGAGAAACTGCTTTGCAGTGCATCCGCCAGCTGCACTGGACGCAACAGGAAAAGTGGTCCGTCCGCCGGCGATCTGCTACGTAGATGACTGGCTAAAAGGCTTCACTATTCTGACAGCATACAAAGCCGGCACGTATCAACCCGGCATGGAACGGGATCTTGAGATATCACCTACAACGGACGTAGATACCCTTGTTACTCGTTTGATTGCTGACTACAATACAATCAAGGGTGTCGAGAATAAACACCCAGAAATCAAGAAATTGACGTTTTCAGAGGTATATAAGAAGTTTTACGCATGGAAATTTCCAGAGGGTTCAAAACTTTCTTATAGTTCAAAGATAGCTTACCAGACCGCTTACTCAAACTGCACGGCTCTGTATAATCGTGTATTCGAGGATTTAAAAGCACCTGATCTGCAAAAAGTCATTGATGACTGCCCGTTAAAGCGTCAGAGTCTTATGGCAATTCTTACGCTGTTCAAGCAGATGTATAAATATGCAGTCTACTCAGAAATTGTAACGGAAAATAAGGCACTATACGTCCATGTCAATGCTGATAATGACACCGAACATGGAACGCCATTTTCTGATCAGGAGATGCAAGTGTTGTGGAATAATACCGACGATCAAGAAGTGCAGCTCATTCTTATTATGTGTTACTCTGGTTGGCGGATCGGGGAAGTGTTAAAACTTACAACCAACTTAGAAGAAGGATACTTTCAAGGCGGTATCAAAACAAAAGCCGGTAAAAACAGAATTGTCCCGATACATCCCGCCATATACCGTTTTGTCGAACAGAAAGTGCTGACACAAGATGGAAAATTATGCGTGTATACTCAGCAGCATCACAGAAAAGCGTTGTTCTATCCTACACTGGAACGTTTAGGAATAGTCGGTGATCCGAAACACACGCCACACGACTGCCGCCATACTTTTTCCATGTTATGTGAAAAATACGGAGTCCGGGAGAACGACCGGAAGCGAATGCTCGGTCATTCATTCGGCGGCGATGTTACAAATGCCGTTTACGGTCACCGGACATTGGAAGAACTCCGAACAGAGATTGAGAAAATAAAAGTTCCATTTGTGACTAACTGTGACTAACGGAATCTTATTTTATCAATTTTATTCATCACAATTCAGAACACAAAAACGCGTGAAACCCTTGTAAAATCAACATTCTCAGCGATTTTACAAGGAATTCACTTATTTCATTTTCATTATTCTAATTGTATTTAATTAGGACATTAAATTAGAACTATGCAAATGTCAAAAAGTCCTTTAAATACAGTACTTTAGAGGATATTCAGTTAGGAAATGATTTTTTTTATTTGTGACTAACGTGTGTCCAACGAACTAATAGGATTTACAAAACGAAATGATACAATATGTTATAAGAAACATGATTCCCGGGGTGCTATCCCCGGGAGCTTTTATTTATAAATTTTTGAAATTCTGGTAAATACGCCCTTCGGGACAAACTCAAATACGAACCCATCATCATTCGGGTACGGGATTCTGACGAAGTACCATTTCAGCCCGGAACTGTCTGTTTCGGTGTATTTCATTACCTCTACAACTGCACCTTTTTTCAGTTTTGGAAACAGCTTAGATGGGCTGTTTTTGTTTGATTTTGTATAACATTTTGTGTCTTTTTTAATCTGTGCAATGTAGGCTCTGGTGTTCTGTTTTTTGACTGTATCTGAGTCTGAAACTGGTGTTGTATCTTTAACTAAACTGTAGTTTGGAGTGCAGAATTTTGTTCCCGGGAGGTTGCTGTTGTAGTAGCTTTTCTGGCATACTCCACCACCATTTGCGATAATTGTAGAGCCACCAGAAGTGTTTCCTTCGACTGTCCAGAACCGATCTCCTGACACTTTTATTACGATTCCGGTGTGTGTAAATGTGCCATTCCGATAAAAAATAACAATATCTCCAACTTTTGGATTGCTGTTCAGAGTAAACAAATCTGCCATTGTCGGGCAGTAAACGTATGGCCAATGTTTCAAAAGTTTCTTTGCTGTGTCTAAGCCGAATGCTTTCATCATGCACCACGAAACAAACGCTGCACACCACGGCTGTCCCTGATAATCCGGCTTAATATCTCGCCAGTATTTTGTATAATTATTTTCTCCGGCGTTTGCCGTCTTGCTGTCGAGCTGACTATTGCTTGCTTTTTCAAGATATCCGATTTCGTTTTTTGCAATCCGGATTAATTTGTCAATTGCGTTCATGCTCTTATCCTCACTTTCTGGAAAATATGTTTTTAATGCGTTATAAACAAATCTCTGCCTGTCCTTATATACTCCCACTTGATTCCCTGTGTCCGTCTGGCAGGCTGCATAGAGATTATCGAGTGTATATGGTTTCTGGGTCTTTGCTAAAATCCTTGTTACTGCTCCCTGCCCACCTTGGTGCCTAAAGTTCACACACATAGCTTGCGCTCTGGCGTCAGTAACGCCCTGTTTAAGGGCTTCATCTGCATAGGTGGCTAATTGTTCGTCCATAAGGCTATCTTGGCATTTAACACCGGTTTTGGACGAAATAAGGGCAATTATGGTATCAGCAAGCTGTGATACTCTGGAAATATTGAAGCATTCCCAATTTGCGGTCTGAACTTGTTCCAGAAGTCTGACCTTGTCTATTTTCTCCCACTGTTCCGGGTCAGCATCGTAAATCCGCTCCAGAAGCGTCTTGGCTTCGGTTGCGTACCATGCTCCTGCCCCGATTGTGATTGCGTGTTCATCTGAATTATTCTCATAGGCTTCCGTGAAGTCTGAATAATCCTGCTGTCCGTAAACCTGTCCACCGGTTTCGACTGCGTAAATAATCTTTCTCAGGACGTTCTTCTGTTCAGTTGTCATGTTGTCCGCTCCTTTCGCAAAGATTCTTACTTAATTCTGATTATAGCATTTAGCATTAAAGCATCTCTGTACCAATTTAAAAATCCGACAGGTGATTGCCTGCCGGATAATGCTAAATGGTGCCCCGTAAAAGGGTATTTTTTTATTCTATTTTAGACATTTTTCGTTCGACAAAGATTAACTAAAGCTTCCTTTTGCTGACTAATTCATTTCACAAAACCTAGCCAGTTTGTAAGCATATTCTTGTCCTCCTACACCATTAGGATGAATATATGTTCCATTTGATTCGGACTTCAAATATATTGATTTGTTAATATAATTCCACCCACAAACAGAATTAAAATCAAAACATGGAATGCCCCACATAGCAGATAATTCTTTAATCGCATCGGCATAATCTTTTATTGATAGTCCTAATAAGTTTTTTCTACCATTATCCGAGAATGGTTTATTATTATAATCTAAATCTTCAAATCCATTTGGAGGTGTAACCATTATGAATGGTTTGCTTGGGAATTTTGTGGTCATATTTTTGAAAAATGTATTCAAACTTCCCTTAAATGTGCCCGTGTATTCTCCATTGTCATTCGTGTCCGAATTGCTTCCTATTTGTCTGCTTTGCCCCCAGTCATTAGTACCAAACATAACCGTTGCGAAATCAAATTGAGTATTACCGAGTTTTTCTTCAAGAGATTGCTCTGAACAGTTCTTCCATAATGCCTGTCCGCTATATCCTTTGATCAATTCCATTTTTGTACCAAGATACTTCCGAAAGTAACTCTGCCAAACTGCTTGTTCGGTAATGCTATCACCAAAAGATAAGTGCGTTTTGTCATAATACCTTGATTGTATTTGTTTTGCTTTCTCTGCTAGGTTTGCTGTGTAAGTTTTTTTGTATGAAAATGGTACAAAATCCTTTTCAGCCCACGCAACGGATTCTTGTGGGGCTTTAATAACCATAAATTTTTTCCATGCAGTTATCCCTCCTTCAATGAATTTGAATAGCATATAGAATTTTCCATCAATAGTGCTTTCAAAGGGAACACCGTTACTAGTTGGTATTTGAGTATAATCTTGCTTTACGACTTGTAAAAGACTTCCACTTTCATCAATAATATTGATAGCTACGCCCGGATTTAGTGCTGTACTATTAGCCACACCAATTAAATATCTAATATTTTTTTTTAGATATACGGGTACTTTAGCATTCCAACCTTCCATGACCCCGTTATCATTATCAAGTACATTTTCGCTGTATTGCTCAGAAGCCGTAAATGAGCTGCCCTTAAAGCCCTCTAAATCTTCTTTTAATGAATTAATCTTTTCGTCATTGCCTTTAAATTGTTCGCGTACAGCTTCGCCTGCACTAGAATAAGTAACTCCATTCGCACCAACTCGAATATCAACAAGTTCAGCGTCTGCCGTGGTTGAACCATCAGGTAAATTTGATATATTATCAACCCTCTGTTTTAACTGTTTCCCATTGCTGTCAACCTCATTGATAGCCCCCAAAACAGTTTTGTCAGTAGTGTTTAAATTATCAAATCTTCTGCTCATTATTTTATTTTCAATAAAACCCAACAGCGCCGACAAACTAAGACGTTTGTTTGCCTTGCCTGCTGTATCAAGTACCATTACTTCATCATTATCTGCGGGTTCTGCTTTTATCGTATAATCTGTCCACTTTGGCATAACTTAAACCTCCTTTTCTAATTTTTCAATTCTTTCAATAAGATTATTAATAGTTTCCTGCTGTGAATCTAGCTGCTGTTTCTGCAGTCGTACCAACTCGAACACTGCCGGAAGGAGTTTTTTCGGATCCCAGTCCTCAACTTGTCCTTTTTCATTGTATTTGACAGCATCAGGAAAATACTTTTCCACAAGTTCTGCGTAAAATCCGGGTATCTTGCGCTTATTATCAGGGTCGTTTTCCATCAAATATCCTTCTTTGTATTCGAAGAATACTGGTCGTAAATCATAAAGATTTTTTACATCTGATTCTTCCATGAAAGACAAATGTTTTTTGTATCGTTTTGATGAAGAAGCCTTTTTAAATACAAAACCGCCGCCTGTCATTGATAATGAGGTTAATACTAAATCAGTACCTGATCCAGTACTAATGTTTCTCATTTGCACGCTTTTATTTAGGCGACTTACTCCGGCTACGGTTAAATCTCCTCGAATAGATGCATCAGCTAAATCTGTGCCAGTACCTTCGCTGTAAAAATGGCCGTTATTTCTTGCTTCGATATGACTATTAGATTTAATAATTCCGCCCGCTTCAATGGTCTTTGTTGTGCTAATAACACCAGCCGAAACGCTGCCCGCCGAAACACTAGTATCAATCGAGGCTGAGCTTGCGTGTACGGTTCCTGTGTAAAGATCAATTCCCCTAATTCGTGTTCCATATAACGTCCCGTACCCCGGCACATATACTCCTGTATCCGTCTTTGAATAGATTTCCCCAGTTGAAGCGTCTAGCGTTACTTCTCCATACGTGCCATTTTTTGCCGAAAGTTTTTTATATCCGACTTCCCATCCCGCTAGCTCGCCAGTGTCAATATACGAGGCATTCAGATACACCTTGTTGTTATAAAGATATAGCCCCTGTGTTTCCCCGTTGTTGGTTAATTTATTAAAAATATCCAACTGGGTCATATCACTGGCATCTTTTCCGTCCTGTCCGTCTTTACCTTTTTCTCCATATACGCCAATCACGTGAGGAAGTGTTGTCGTCTTATCCCCGTTTGTGAAGAAAGTCTCCTCATAATTCCACAGGTATCTATTGTCCTGTGTTGGAATCTGCACGGTTTCTGTCCATCCAGAACTACTTGTTGATACACCAGACGAACTGGACGTAGCGAGATAATGCTGTACAATCTTCGAGATTCCATTTCCGGTATCACCTTGCTTTTGCTTTACAACTACAAATTCTTTCTTTGCGGTCATCCCATTGTAAGTTGCAGTTGCTGTGATTGTGCCACTGTCCACGGACAGTCCAGAGACCGTGTACGTTGCCCCTGACGCAGAACCACTTATTCCGTTTTCCGCAGAGAATGAAATATTTGACTGTGCGGTCACGTTCTCAGCACCATACAGTACAGTTACCGTAGTTTTGCATGTCGGAAATGTAGTATATTTGCCAGATGAATCTGTTGGGATTCCCTGGAATTCATTTGATAACAGCACACTCAACGTTGCATATTTTGTCGCGATTTCAGTCGCGGTATTAGACGCTGTATCTTTTGCTATTTCGGATACAGCTTTTCCTTTTAACGAAAACTCTGTCGCGGCAATGTGTACCTTTCCATTGTCATCAATATGGAGCGTGATTTGGTTATCGCTGTCAATAACCTTAATACCTTTAGCGTTTATAAATTTTCCTGCAAGGACACCAGCAAGGATATAATTTGCATTAATATACAGCTTCTTGTCCTTGATATATATGCCTTGCTCTTCACCGCCATTAGTAAGCTTATTAAATACTTCATCCTGTCCAAGACTTGTGTCATACTCTTTGACTGCATTATCAATATCGGTTTTGTCCACATATTTGAAATCAATCCAGTCAGTATCGGTAAATGCACCATCCGACCGACTTCTAACCGCTGTTTTAATAGAAGCTTCGCCGTCTGCTTTTGATGTGACCCAGAAATCTCCCATGTTGTATGGTGGCTTAGGCTGTTCAAAATAAACTGCCGCTTTTCCATCAATCTTATCAAACAGATAGTCTGGTACTTCCTGTTCTACCCATTTATTTCCATCCCAACGCCAACGCGTGTTATTTGCAGTATTCTGCCAAAGGTCTCCTTTGTGGATATATTTACCTTTTTCCCAAACAATTAAAATCTCATTTCCGCCTACGTCCAGAATGGAATTGCCATCAACATCTGTCCACGGAATCTCTTCTGTTTCTGTCCATTCAAGTGCCGGGTCTGTATCCTGGCTCCAGGTCTGAATCTTACCATCAAGTTGCTCTTGGAGGCTTTCAATCGTATCGGCAAAAACGCCTTTGATAAAGGCTGTAACTGCTGAATCATCTGTATACTTAGATGCTCTCACCCAGTCATCGGCGTCATAGCTTGCGCCCTCTGCCTTTGCCTTTTGACACTTAAGAATGTCCCCTGTCTTTCCCTGAACCCATAAATCGTCAATATCGTAAGGCGGCACCGGCTCTGCTCCGAAAATTCTTTTCTTTGAATTTGCCGTGTTTTGTGCCTGCGCCGCATCAGCCAGAGCTTTGACCACCGCAGTGTCTTTTACATAATCCCACTTGTATTCGCCATTAATCTTTGCATATCTGTAAGCCTGTCCGCCATATTCTTCGTTGTTTACAATATAAAACAGGTCACCTAAGTGTTTCTCTTTGGTTGTATCATCTGCCCAAGTGGATGCCGGTTCATTGTTACCATCAGG